ATCACTTGGAAGGATTGAATTGAATTGTACAGATACTAAAAGCGATTGTTTTGATAACTTAGTTTCAACAGTATTTTTATTTCCAGAAGCAATAATATTTAAACAACGTTCAACCATCGTTCTGTTTTCACCTTCATTCATTTTTGCTTTAATGATTGCATCTAAGAACATTAATTTCAACGCAACGCCGCTCATTGCTCCTAAACCTTTTAAATTTTCAAAAGCGATATCTGGCGATGAACTCATAGCATGAATTAAAGAGTAAAGCTTCTCAAGTTCCAATTCAACCGTTTCAGCAGCATTGTTTGCAGTTAAGAATTCTGCATCCCCGTGAATTGTTTTACCGCTTGCATCGTCAACTTCTTTCATTGGGAAACGAAGCGTTTTTCCATCGTCGTTACGGTCCGGCATCGATACTAATTCACCGTAAAGTTTTAATAAAGGATATCCAGCGTAATCATTTGAGCCACCTAGCTTAGATAAAGCAACTTCAAAACGGTCAATAATAGTTTTTACATCTTCCCATTCTGGCAAATCTTGTTGCAGATACATAACCGGTATACGGTCAAAACCGTGTAGCTTTCGAGATGTAATTGAATAAACATTGTTGATAGAATTGTCTAAATCAATGCGCTCTTTATCGGTGTAAATCCAAATGTTATCAATTTCTGATTGGCTTACGCTTTTAGTAGTAAATCGCCAAACAAACATATCCATGTTGCCGTACTGATCAAAAATCGGGTACATCCTACCCTCTTTATTTGTTTTTACGATTGACTTGATTCTTTTCTTTTGAGTTGTGAAAAGTTTTGTTATCCAAGTTTTATCAGTTGGAACATCTTCAATATGAAATATGATGCAGCTTTCAAGTTCTGACTTCTTTTTCTTCAATGCTTCTTGAAGTTTAGAATCCATTCGGTTTAATTTCCAAGTGCTTTTTACAGAGTTGTATAAATCATTCTTTTCATCGGCAATCAATGTAACCGGTTCGCCTAATTCAAAAGCAACAGCAGTATTTACAATCTTTTTAGCGAAGGGAATAGATAAACGGATAGCTGAAACTGATTTGGCTTTTTCACCCGTCCCAACAATTTTATCCTTTTGGATTTTACCAACCTGCGATTCTCGTAAATCCCTTTCGTTATTATTGTACTCTTTGTTTAAATACTCCCAAGTGTAAGACTCTAAACGATGCTTTTTGTTTTGTTCAATTGCACCTATTGCCTTTTGAACATCCGTTTTTAATAACTCTAAAATATCCATATCCTTAATGCTAATAATCAATACCTAATTCGTTCAAGGATTCTGTAGTTTGGTGTAGGGTAAGTGGGTTATTAAATGCCATGTGAGCGTATCTTCCTGAATCCCACATGTGGTTATATTTATCTATTGGTTGATTTATTGGTATTCCGTTAACTTCTTTAAATCGGTAGTTTTGCTGTTCAATCTTCACAAACTTTCCTAATTTTTCATTTCTAATAACTAAATGAACTTTTTTATTTTTCATTGATGCAATCCAATAGACAACACCTTTATTTTTTGAAACCTTTTTAATTGAATACCCTTTCTTTTTTAATGAACGGACCATTTCAACAGTTCCTTTGTTTTCTCCGGTGTATTTATCAGACGAATCGGCTGTAATAGGAATATTCATTTCAACCTTTAAGCTGCGTAATGCTATATCTAAATCATCAGGATGATCTATTGGTTCATAAAGCAATAATTCAATCCATATATTATGATCATCTTCACCGAATCGGGTTAATGCTGTTGGGTCGTTGGTGAAACCAAAATCTAATCCATAGGTCCAAGCGATATCTTCTGGCCACTCTGTAACATACTCAACATTGGCGAAAATAACACCAGTCATTGCTCCACGTAAACCTAAACCATATACTTTCCAATAGAATTCATTAGCAGTACCTTGTTTGGTGTTTTTCGGATGCGGCGGTGGTTGGTTATCATCAGATATTGGCTCTACCTTACCGGTTTTCTTATTAAAGCATTTGATTATATCATCTTCAACAAAATAAGAACCAGGCAACCAAGGTTCTGAATTTAAAATCTCAATCTTTTGCCCTATCGGTATATGTGGATTACCTCTGAAGGTTGATCTTAAATGCCCTACATCATCGCGGGTGATTACTTCATTAAATATCCAATGCTCAGTTACAGATGGATTAAAATCCGATATCCAAAACTTATTACAACGCATTATAAGGTTTTTGAATACTGCCTGATCAATGGGTAGAACTTCATTAAAATATAAATAGTCAGATGTTGCACCGTGAACCTTACTAGGTTGATCGGCTCCCATGAAATTGATTTGATTTCGGCCGATGTAAAATGATTGAACATCTTTAGCGTTTTCAAATGGATTAGGTAAGCCAAACTCACGCAATATCTTTTTGAAATCTAAATACAACGTCGTTTTAAATTCGTTGTATGTTTCCCTTACGATGTTTATTACACAAGTTTCTTCAACGTGTAAACAGATGTATAAAATGAAGTAAAGGCTTGAATAAGTTTTCCCACTTCTTGCACCTCCTTCTAAAACAACACCTTTGGAACCTGCTGCTAATTCTTCATTTACATACTTCTGATCTTCAAACTGCTTTTTTAAAAAACGATAGTTATCATTAACTTCCTTCGGCAAAACGTTCAACTCCTCAATTTTGATAAGTTGCTCCATTTCCAGTATTTCAGCATCAGTTAACATTATCCTTTAAGTTTGCTTTTCAATTGCTCTAAGCGGCTTTGGCGATCTTCTTCTTTGAAAATGTTTATTGTTTTCTGTTTATTATCCAGTTCATAACCACCTAGATGTTTCATCAGTTTTTCAACAGAAGAAAGTTTATCGTAGTGCTTTACTTTTTTGGTTAATGTATCTGGAACTTCATCATTAAAACTTGGTACTTCTTGGACTTCAAAAGACTGAATACACATACGAACCTTTTTAGGCATTTTATAAATAGGAAGCAAACTACCTTCCTCATCATACATGTCAGCTGGATCAAAT